CGGATTCAATACTTGCCTACACCATCGGGTTCATGGACTTCCATTGAGGCTGACACTTATGAGGTGAGCATTGACCGAGGTATCTTGGTGGAACGCGGAGTGTTCGCTAGGCCAGATTATGGTACTGCTCAGGTTCGGCTAATCAAAAAGGATGTTTCAGATTTAGTCACTGGACCTAACTACAAAGCCAACATGCCTCTGCGTATCCAATACCAGCCTCAGCCCGATACTCAACCAACTGTTTGGCAGTCATTCTTTCATGGCTTTATCAGCAACGTGGCGATGCAGTTTGATGTTGATTCTCAAAAACTAAAAATTACTATTTCGGCTGATGATACGACCAAGATTCTGTTGAACACTCGTTTAGCTTCATTCTCTATAAACAGCACCTATGCCAGTTTCAAGCAGATTATGGTCAAACTTGGTTCTGACATTCAGGCAGTTGATTCTAGGTTCTCACTTAGCCAGGATGGTCCCGGCGGTAGTGCCACATTCCAAGACCACAGGACTCTAACTGACTTTGTTTCAGGTGAACTGGTAAATGTGATTCTGGATGCCGAACTAGGTTGGGTTTATTCCGCTAAAGATTCCAGTTTGCAGTATTACATGACTCGGAATGATGTGGCAACTAAGCGAACCGCTTGGAGCAATACCGAACTGACTATCTCTAACGTTCATTCCAGTTCTGTAGATCACATTTGCATGAACGCTATTGACCTTGTATTCGATACTGATGGTTTAGTAAATAGTGCCAAAGTGATTGACGACAGTTCTAAGGTCGATTACACCAAAAAGAACACCACATCTATCAGCACTTATGGCGAATGGCCAGCGGACTTTATTATCGACATGGACATAGGTTCATCGCCTCACACTAGATTGCAAGATTGGGCTCAAGCTGTAGTTGATGCCGCCGACCCTAAAAGAATTGACGCTGTATCCTGTCCTGCCTTGAGACGTGATGGAACCACCAGCAAAATTATCGACCGCGAAATAGGAGCCAAACTACAGGTCGAGTTTGTAGATCCAGCGAACAGTTCTAACAAGATTCAACAGGTGGCTTTGATTACCAGGATTAGGCATGAGATAAGTGCTGACCATTGGGAAACAAGTTTCGGCTTGTGGAAAGGTATCTGATGACTCAGGAAGTTTGGTTGTGGGTGGTGTCGGGTATTCTGACCGGTACAAGTGTCACAGCTTTGTTTAGGTATCTAACTACTAGACGTTTCCAGTCGATTAGTTTGGAGCAGAAACTTCGGGCTGAGATGTTTGAGCAGATAGACAATTTGAAACAGGAACTCGCCACGCTGAAACAGGAACTTGACCATTGGCGTGATAAATACTTAACTTTGAGTAAGGAATACAACAAACTGAAAACCGAGTTCGACAAGCTAAAAAAGGATAAATGATGGCAAAAGAAACCGAACCTAAAGTAACCACTTCATGGGCACCATTTCCGTCACCAGGTCAAACACCTGCACCGGTTGAGGCTCCTGTTGAGGATGCTCCTAGTGAGTGAAACCTACACAGTTACTGACGGCCTATTCAATCTAGAGATTCTGGCTGGATCTACATTCCCTAGCGTTGCTGGTGACTGCGAGTTCTACCCTACCGACTCCGATGGTGTTGCATTCGCTTTATCTGGTTACACCGCTAAATTGCAGATTCGTGAGAACCCTGGCACTACAGCAATTATCGACATCACGCCGACAGTAAACAGTTCTACTAACTCGGTAGCGTTCTCGCTTACACCTACTCAAACATCGTTGCTAACTAAAACTGATTATGTTTGGGCTCTCGAATTGACACAGACTTCAACTGGAAAGGTTCTAACGCTGGCAAGAGGTCAAGTTCTTGTTACGCCTGAAATAGTCAAATGATTGTAAAGATAGTTGTCCCTGATTCTATTTATGCCAACGTGTACTTTGCTCGCGGTGAGCAAGGCCCTCAAGGTGTAACGGGTAATACTGGGCCTCAGGGCCCTAGCGGTATTGTGAACGTGGATTCACCTATCACTAATTCGGGTACAACTACAGCTGCCAACATCGGATTGAACCAAGCACTCATTCAGATTGCACCGGCACAGGTCACAGGCACAGCGGTAGTCACAGCTGACTCCAGATTGTCAGATCAACGTGTTCCAACTGATGGAAGTGTTACTGACACCAAGATTGTTGCTGGAGGGTTATCACCTAACAGGGTTACAGGCACCGCAGTTATTACTACTGACGCTAGACTCTCGGATTCTCGTACACCTACAGCTCACGCTGCCACTCACGCCTCTGCAGGTTCTGACCCTGTAACACTGGCACAGTCACAGATTACTAACCTAGTTTCAGACCTCACAGCCAAAGCACCTATTGACAGTCCAGTATTTACCACTAAAGTTTCGTTGCCTGTCACTAGTGGAACATTCTTAGGTACTAACTCTCTAGGCGAGATCTATAAGGTTGGTGGAGCACCGGGTCTAGGTTATGTTCCTTACACTGGTGCGGTTGCTGGGGGAATTGCTTGGCAGGATTTATCTTTACTTGCTAAAGACAATGAAGCTAACGCTTTTACTGTCGGCGGTCATTCAATAACTAATAACGCTGCAGGAACTGTTCCGCTATACATTCGAGCAATAGCATCACAAACCGCTGATCTAACTCAATGGCAAAACTCTGCTGGAACTATGCTAAGTCGCATAACTAGCGGTGGTTCGTTTGCATCAGATCAACAGACTTATATTGGTTCGGGTTCCACTTCTATTTCGAATGCTCGTTTCAATGTTGCTGCAGGTTCTGCATCTGTAATTGGTGCTGTGGTTCGTGGTGCTGCATCGCAGTCGGCTAACTTGCAGGAATGGCAAAACTCCGCAGGAACAGTCCTAACTAGGGTCGGCAATACTGGCGACTTATACGCTCCAGCGTTAAGAACTACAAACGATTATGTTGTATCTGGCCAACTCAATTCAGGTGGAACAATTAGAATCGAAAAAGCAACTGCTGCAGGTGCACCACCGGCAAACCAAGTAAGACTTATGGTGCTTGCAGGTACAAACGCTAATACACTAAAACTTGTTGCTGTTGGTCCTAACGGAACTCCAGTAACTATTCTTGATAACTTAGGTTAGGAAACTAAATGTCATTCAATGTCCCTGATGAAGTAAAGATAGCCATGCTGACAGAGCGAATCAAAGCTCTAAACGTTGAGGGTTATCAGCATGAACTAAACAAAAAAGCAGCTGAGGCCATCGGTAACGATGAAGTAGTCGCGTCAAGTGAACAAGCCATCGAGATTATCGCTAACGCTATCGCTGTACATGAACAGGAACTTGCTGAACTAGCATGACCACTCTGATTCATCCAGTAGATCCTAAACGTATCACCGACACATTCGGGACGCGTTCAGAACTGCGTAAGTCTCTCGGCCTTGGCCCGCATCGTGGAGTCGATTATGGTGTCCCTAAAGGCACTCCGCTAAAAGCGGTTGGCAAGGGAACTATAGTCAAGGTTTATCGTTCAGAGATACTTGGTTGGACTGTCGAACTTAGAACTTATGTGACTGCCGATAAGGTTCGTATCTTTAGTTATTCACATCTTGATGGTGTGTTTATTGAGGAGGGAACTAAAGTTCAGCAAGGTGACATCATCGGAGTATCTGGAAATACTGGTGTGAGCTCTGGCCCTCACTTGCATTTCATGTGTGGCAAAACTGAACATCTGGCCATGAACGCTGTTGAGGACCCTCTGCAATGGCTTCCAAAGATAGGTAAATAAATGAAGTATTGGATCACTAGAACCCTCCGAGTCCTGGCATTCGCTTTGGCCACCGGTATCGCCTTTATGGGTGCAGGTAACCTATTCGGTATCTCAGCTCTACAATCCGCCGCGTTTGGTGCTGTCGGTGCAGTCCTAGGTTTAGTAGCAACCTTGCTATTTACTTACGCTGGTAAAGCATCGGTCCCTGACGAGGATTTCAACTCGGCAATAAACCAGGCTATTCAATCGGTTCAATCCGACACGAAAAAAGGCAACAAAAAGTCCTAGTTTAGGTATAGTCTGTTTGCATGACTATTGACCACCAAATAGCCAGCCTTGGCAAAGCCAACCTACTGGGCTACTTTGAACACGCATCCGCTGAGTGGCATGAGGCACGTAAAGGTGTCGCAGGTTCACTTATCAGTTCCATCATGGGACATAACCCTTGGCGTTCCGCCTACACCGCTTACCATGAAGTTCTTGGTTTATTAGATCGCGAATCTGATGGACCTAGCATGGCCATGAAATTGGGTACTGTATTCGAGCAACCAATCAAAGACCTCTGGATTTCAGAGAACAAAGAGTGGTTTATTGCAGCTCACAATACTGGCACTTGGGCGAGTGTAAAACATCCTGACTTCAAAGCTAACCCTGACGCGATTATCGAATGGGCTGATGGAAGTCTTGGGCTACTAGAGATAAAGTTCTCGCGTAACCCGATGAATGAACTACCTATCCATTACTACGACCAGGTGATGTGGTACATGCATGTTCTAGGTTTAGATCGCGGAATACTTGTCGCTTGTGCTAATGGTGAGTTAGTTGAGCATGAGGTCATGTATGACGCTGAGTATGCACAGCAACTTGAGGACGCGGCACTCCGCTGGCTAGATCACATTGCTAAAGGTGTAGTCCCTGACTGGGATGGTTCAACTTCAACTTACGAAACTGTCCGCGAACTCTCTGAGGGAATCTTTGATGGTGACATCGAGTTAGGTGAGTTGTATGAGGAACTGATTGCCGCTAAAGAGAATTACGATGTCGCGAATGACAAGTTCACACTAGCTAAAAGCAAGACTTTGGCTTTGATGAACGGAACCAGAGTTGGACTTTATCAAGGCGGTAAGGTTCTATCACTCCAGTCCAGAGGGACCGGGGGACCATTTATAGTATTCAAGAGAGGATAACAAAATGGCGTTTATGGATGATTATGTGGATGTGGCCGAGAGGCTTCGCATGTTCAAGGAAAAATACCCTAATGGATCACTACAGCAAGAGAGCTTACAATTTATTGACTTCGCTGGTAAAAGTTGGGTGGTTTATACTGCTTCTGCTTATCGGAGTCCTGACGATATTCGTCCTGGGCATGGCACTGCTTGGGAGCCGGTACCTGGTACGTCCAATTTCAAACGTGATTCGGAAGTTATGAAC